GACTCTGGCGAGAAGCGCGAAGAGGTGACGTTCGTCGATGTGACGCTGTGGGGAAGGGTCGCTGAAATCGTCGGCGAGTATTGCAAAAAAGGCGCGTCCATCTTCATCGAAGGCCGCTTGCAACTGGAATCGTGGGATGACAAGCAGACCGGCCAGAAGCGCAGCAAGCTCAAGGTGATCGGCGAGAACATCCAGTTTCTTGGCGGGAAGAAAACGGGCGAGCAACCGCCGCGCACCGAGAAACCACGCGCCGAGCGCGACAACGGAGGCGACGAAATCCCATTTTGATATGAGCGATAACAATTCATCAGGAGGCGGCTGCGGATGTGTCGGACTTATCCTCCTGACCGTTCTTTTCTGGACGCTGTTTTTCGGACTCCAGACACCATGGGGGAAGCTGAACCTAGACGTTTTTCCGCCGCGCGTCTGGAAAATGGAGGAGGCCAAATGAGCGACACGAACTACCCGCCAGCATTTCCCGGCACCCCGCCCAACAACATTCCCGGCATGAGCCTGCGCGATTACTTCGCGGCCGAGGCGATGCACGCGGAACTGATGACATGCGGGGTGCCGGGAGAGGCCTGTGAAGCCATGTTAGACGCCGCTGATAAGGCGGGAAGAAGCCCTGAACTTCACATGGCCATGAACGCATACGAAATGGCCGACGCCATGCTTCGCGCCCGCTTCGCGACAACCAAAGACGCGACCAGATGAGCGAGCACCGAATCATAAACGGGATGCCGGCGGACTCGTACCACAAAGAGCCGGGAGTGTCGGCGTCACTTATCTGCGAGGCGCACACGTCGCTGGCGCACGCGAAGGCGTACATGGACGGCAAGATCAACCGAGACACCAAGGCGCTCTCACTTGGTACGCTGGTGCATTCGATGGTTCTGACGCCGCAAGACTTGGCGAGCTACGCCGTGAAGCCTGCTGGGATGAAGCTGAACACGAAGGCTGGCATGGCTTGGGAGGCCGAGCAGCAAGGCAAGGAGATAGTGTCAACGCCAGAGTGGGATTGCGCCAAAGGGATTGCCGACGCGATCGCAGCCAATCCGGACGCCATGCAGTTCCTGACTGACGGCCTGCCAGAGCAATCGCTGTTCGTTCAAGACTCTCACGGAACGCTGCGCAAGAGCCGGTTCGACTATCTGCAAACGGCTGGCTCGGCGCTGGTGGATCTCAAGAAAACGCGAGACTGCAGCCCGTCGGGATTCGAGAAGGTGATTCTCAATTACAACTATCACATTCGCGCCGCGTATTACATCGACAACGCGAACCTCGCGGGTCTGGAAAAAGAGGACTTCGTATTCATCACCGCCGAGCCAGAGCCGCCGTATTGCGTGAGCGTCTATAGGCTGGACCCGGTCGTGATCGACTACGGAAGGATGCTTTACAAGGCCGCGCTGCAACGCCTGAGGAACGCCCAGGAGAGCGGACACTGGCCCGGTTACGTCGAAGGCGTGACGATGATCCAGCTTCCGCCGTGGGAGCAGAAAATTGCGGAGGACGTAGCATGAGCAAGTGGATTCCAGCGAGCAGTGCGCCAGATAAGGGCATTTCAGTCATCGTTTGGGGCGTTCTCGAAGGCGAGAATTCTCTGGCGGCACACGAGGCGTTCTGGTCAGGGAAAGCATGGACGAGCATCCGTAGTGACTTAGACGGATTCGACGGATTGCGGTGGATGAGAATGTCGCTCGTCACGCACTGGCAGCCTATGCCCGAAAAGCCATGAAGCGCTGTTTTCACCCTAACTGCTCCATCTGCCGGAATCTCGGCATCGGCTGGTCGCGCCTATGGGCCGCGGTAGCTGGCGGGCTGGTTCTGTCGGTCGTCTTTTACGTGTGCAAGCTATGAGCATTACCGGCACCATTCAGACGCCAGTTGTCGAAAGCCTCACACACTCGTTGCTTATCGATCAGGCCGCAAAATGGCTACGGCGGCAGGGTTGCGCAATTGTCATCACGGACATGGCGCACCAAGGCCCAGAGATCCCTGACGCCATCGGCTGGCGTGGGCGCTTCGCAATCCTTGTTGAGTGCAAAGCTTCGCTGGCCGATTTTCGCGCCGACGCCAAGAAACCATTTCGCCAAGAACCGTCGCGTGGCCTTGGGACGCACCGTTATTATTGCGCGCCGCGCGGGCTGCTGAGAACCGACATCCTGCCACCTCAATGGGGACTTTTGGAATGGGACGGAAGGTCAATGTGGGTCTCGCGCAAGGCTGAAATCCAACGCCACGAAGAGGGCGCACGCGAAGAAATACAGCTTCTCATATCGGCAATGCGCCGAATCGCTGGCGACGCTCCGAAAGGCATTAGCGTGAAATGCTACACATTCGAAACCAAGAACCGCGCAACGCTGGGATTCCAGACCGCAGATACCGTATGAAACGCGATCCCGACGATTACGCCGACCGCATGGAAGATGCGAAGGACGCCGGTTACAGCAACAGCGAGGCGCGCAGCTTGGCTGGCTCTGGGCTGAGACGAGGAAAGTTCGCTGATGTTGAGCTGGATCGGAAGCCAGCGAGTCAGGCTGTACTCGATATAGGATTCGCGCACGATCGAACAACAGGAAAAGAGGATTGGTTGACGCCACCTGAAATCGTTCGCGCGCTTGGGCCTTTCGACTTAGATCCATGTTCGCCGCTGCCGCGGCCTTGGGACACTGCGCAGAGACATTACACGATCGCGGACAATGGCCTTTTAAAGCCCTGGGGTGGTCGAGTGTGGATGAATCCACCTTACGGTAATGAGACCGAACGCTGGATGCGCCGACTCGCGAACCATGGGAACGGCATTGCGCTTATTTTTGCCCGAACCGAGACGAAATCGTTTTTCCCGTGGGTGTGGGATTATGCGACCGCGCTATTTTGGATCAAGGGACGGGTGAACTTTTTCACGAAGGAAGGAAAACGAGGCGGAACGGCTGGTGCTCCTTCAGTGCTGGTTGCGTATGGCCAGTACAATGCAGAAAGGCTGAAGAAATGCGGCTTTGAAGGCCATTACTCTACGAATGTCGGTGTGGCTGGAACTGAGAGCGGAGGAGCGCATTGAGCGACGCGCAACTCACATCCAAAGCACACGCCGCAATAGCCGCCCGCGTTTCAAAGATCCTTGGCCGAGAAATCACGCCAGAGCGCGTCCGGCAGGTTGACGTTGAACACGACTGGCAGGCGTCGCATCCGGTGGACGCTCTGATTCTGTCGGAGTTAGATCACAGGGGGGAAGGCCGATGAGCGCGAAACCTGTTCTCGATGTGTGCTGCGGTTCTCGCATGTTCTGGTTCGATCGTCAGGACTCGCGTGCCTTGTTTGCAGATAATCGTCGGGAGACGCATGTGTTGCTCGACAAGTCGAGCGCAGGCGGAAACCGTATTCTTGAAGTTAATCCGGACGTGCTTGCTGACTTCACAAGCCTGCCTTTTGCAGATGGGTGTTTTGCGATGGTCGTGTTTGATCCGCCGCATCTCGTCCGCGCTGGGAAGAAAGGATGGCAGGCAAAGAAATACGGCAAGCTTGAGGGCGACTGGCAGAAGATGTTGCGTCTTGGGTTCGCTGAATGCTTCCGTGTACTGAGGCCGGAAGGAACTCTCATCTTTAAGTGGAACGAGCATGAGGTTCCAGTTTCACAAGTCCTAGCACTGACCCCAGAGCGGCCACTTGTTGGTCAACGGTGCGGAAAGTCAGCTAAGACGCATTGGCTGGTTTTCATGAAGGGAGCCGAATGAACACACCCACTTTTCGCGCGCAGGAACAACTTGCACCAGTCACGGGCTCGGGAGTGCCCACGCTGGAAACTCCGATGCCTGATGGCTTAGGGGCGCGGAATACTTTTACACTGCTATGAAAGAGCGCCCCATCCTTTTCAGCGGACCCATGGTCCGCGCCATCCTCGCCGGCACAAAAACTCAGACCCGGCGGATTGTAAAAGATACGAGTCAGCTTCACGGACTAATTCATCCCGCGGTCAAAGCAATCACTCACCGCGGCGAGGGATGGTACGGCTTCGATGCGAGCGAAAGAGTCAAGACGCAGTACATCACAACATTCCCGCTGCATACGATCAGGTGCCCCTACGGGGTGCCCGGTGATCGTCTTTGGATAAAGGAGACGTGGAAAGTCGCCTCGAATCTTGACGAATTCACACCTACCCAGTTGGGCGAAGGGTTGGCCGGTCGCGCCGATATCCGGTATTTGGCAGATCCAGATACAGATCTGAACGGAAAAACTCGGGTCTCCATCCATATGCCCCGCTGGGCGTCCCGGCTGAATCTTGACATCACCGGCATCCGCATCGAGCGCTTGCAGGAGATCAGCGAAGCCGATGCGAAGGCGGAGGGCATCGAGGGAGTGAAGGCGGTCGATGATCGGCGCATCACGGTGTGGAGAGATTACCAGACCAAGTGCGGCTTTCTCAATCAGACAGACCCGGCGACCAAAGGCCCGATCGCGAGTTATCGAACGCTGTGGGATTCCATCAACGAAGAGCGCGGCTTTGGGTGGGAGAAAAACCCGTGGGTGTGGGTCGTCGAATTCAAACGGCTATGAAACTCGCGCCAGACAACATCCCGCAGCATATCGTCGATAAGATGACCTCGGAGGAACGCAAGTCGCGCGGCCTGTTTTCGAGCGCCGAACGGCTGGCGCTTTCGCGTAAGTCGTCACACCAGGCGGATACGCGGGCAGAGCGTGAGCTGCAACAGGACATCGCTCAGTATCTCAGACTGCGCGGAATCCCGTTCATCAATCCGCCGATGCATAAGCGCTCCATGCTCCCTGATGGCTGGCCCGATTTCACTCTTGCGTATCGCAGTGTTCCAATCGTGATCGAGGTTAAAAACGAGGCGGGCGTTGTGAGCGATGAGCAATCCCGGATGATGGACCTGCTCAAGGCCGGCGGCTGGGTTGTGCGCGTAGTGCGATCGCTGCCTGAGGTCAAGGAACTGATGGATGGCTTAGAGGATCGGAGGGTTGTGTAAAATGACCTATTTACCAAGTACCGATCCTACATCCGTTGGTCGTCGATCCACTAGACCGCTCCGCATTGCGGATTTGTTCTGCGGCGCGGGCGGTACCTCTGCCGGTGCCTGCGAGGCCGCCATCGAGTGCGGCTATGTACCCGAGCTTACCGCTATCAACCATTGGGAGATCGCCATTGCCACACACGCACTCAATCACCCCGGCGCGCGACACCTTTGCACGGGCGTGGATAGCGTGAACCCGCGCGATCTTTACGCCCCCGGAGAGCTATCGCTTCTATGGGCATCGCCCGAGTGCACGCACCACAGCGTAGCCCGCGGCGGCAAACCGATCCACGAGCAAAGCCGCGCCACCGCATGGTGCGTAGTGCGCTGGGCGGATGCGCTGCTTCCTCCCGTGATCCTAATTGAAAACGTGCCAGAGTTCGTCACGTGGGGGCCGCTTGATTCGAAAGGCCGCCCGTTGCAGCGTCGGAAAGGAGAAATCTTCCATGCGTGGAAATGCGCTATCGAGGCGCTGGGCTATCGTGTCGATTGGCGAGTCCTGTGCGCTGCTGACTACGGAGATCCCACGACGCGCCGACGCCTCTTCGTGCAATGCGTGCGCGGCCGCCGAAAGATCGTATGGCCCACGCCTACTCACGCCCCGCAGCAGGAAGACAGCGCTGGTCTTCTCTTCGGTGCCGCGCCCCGAAAACGCTGGCGCGCAGCCCGCGAGATAATCGATTGGGACATCGCGGCACAGAGCATCTACGAGCGCAAACGCCCGCTGAGCAACAAGACTATGGCCCGCATCATGGCCGGCTTAAAGAAGTTTGGCCTAAAGAGCTTCGTTATGTCCGCCGGAGGCCCCGAATGTCCCGCGCGTCCCACCGATCAGCCGATGGGAACAATACTCACTCGCGACCATCGTGCGGTCGTGGAGCCGTTCATCGTCCCAAACTTCGGAGAGCGTGAAGGCCAGACACCTAGAACGCACTCCGTCAATGAACCACTACCCGCCGTCACCAGCCATGGAGCGGGTGCATTAGTAGAGCCGTTTATCATTGGGGCTGGCGGGCCGGAATACGCCGCGAAGCCACAGTCCGTGAATGACCCAATGAATACGGTGACCACGGAAAATCACCGGGCGCTGGTCGAGCCCTTCATCGTCGGCTGCGAACACACGGGCGCCAATGGCTCCGAAGTCCGCCCGATCGACGACCCGCTCTCCACCATCACGGCGAATGCGCGCAAGGGACTGGCGCAACCTTTCCTCATCTGCATGGAACATCAGGGCAGCGTTCGTGATGTGGATAAACCAATGCCGACCATCACCACGGCAAAAGGCGGCGCAATCGGAGTAGCCGAGCCTTTCCTCGTGAAATTGCGCGGAACGAACGATGCGGCCGACGTGAACCAGCCATCGCCCTCCGTGACCGCCAGCGGCGGCACCCTCGGCCTGGCAGAGCCGTTCCTAGTGCATGTCGCCCATGAAGGCGGCGACCGCGGGCGTTCCGTGGATGAGCCGTTGCCAACGGTGTGCGGTAATCGCGGGGAAGTCGGGCTATGCGAGCCTTCGCTACTCCCTCAGCATGGCGGCGGTGCCCTGCGTCCAGTGAGCCAGCCTTGCCCCACGATCACAACTGATGGGGCAGTCGGGATAGTAGAACCATTCCTTGTCGAGTACTATGGGACTGCGGGCGCGCAAAGCGTTGATGACCCTCTCGATACCGTCACAACCAAAGACCGTCACGCTCTGGTCCGTCCTGTCGTCATCATCGACGGCCAGCGGTATCTTCTCGATATCCGCTTCCGAATGCTCCAGCCACACGAGTTAGCTGGGGCGCAAGGGTTCCCGAAAGACTATAAATTTTCCGGAAACAAAACCCAGCAAGTCAAACAAATCGGCAACGCCGTCCCGCGCAACCTAGCGCGAGCATTGGTAAGGGCCGTACTCGAGCAATGAACTGGCTCAACATCCACACCCCCGTACTGCGTTCCCCGGCCTTCATCGGCAGCGATCCCATTGCTCGAGCAACATGGTTGTACGTGATGGCGTATTGCTGCGAACAAGAAAACGGCGGAAGGATCGTCGGCGCGAAGCTCTGGAAAGACCGCCAGTGGCAGCAAACTTGCGGTGTGACTCAAGCAGAGCTTGAAGCATCTTCGCCGCTCATTCAGTGGGATGGAAATGACCTTGTGATTCGTGAATATCCGACCGAGAAAGAGGCCGAAATTGCTGCAAAAAGAAAGGCGGGACGGAAGGGGGGTAAAAACCGTGCAAAACGGGCAAATCCCGCACAACCTCGTAGCGACGAAAACCAGAGTAATTTAAGCACTGCTTCAAGCACTGCTTTAAGCATAGCTTCAACGGAAGGGGAAGGGGAAATAGAAAGGAAGGAGAATAGGAAGGGGAATGGGAATAAGAAAGAGAAGGGGAATGAAAATGGGATCCCGCCTGTGGCGGATTTGTGTTCAATCCCCGAAAGTCTTTCGCGACTCGATGGATTTTCCGATGCCTTGGCTGGCTGGATCGAATCTCGGAAGAAAATGCGAAAACCGGCAACGCGCCATGCAGTTGAGCTTATCCTTGCCGACCTCGCCAAAACTCCAGAGCGGGCCGTCGCGGCGCTGCAAGAGTCGATCAAGCGAGGGTGGGTGGGCGTGAAGGTCGAATGGCTCGACCGCGAGGGGAGTCGAGACAAGCGGACCGTGCAAGAAGCCATCCACGACAAAAAGAGCAAATTCGGAATATGAAAAAAACGAACTGTGAGACGTGCAAAGCGCAGTTTGAATACGTGCCGGTGACACTCGGCGGGAAAGAGCTGTTCCCGCGGCGGTATTGCGACACCTGCACGGCGAGCGCGATAGCTAATAGCGAGGCCCAGGAGCGCGAAATTAAGCGCCGAGAGAGGGAATCCGAGTGGGAGCGCGTTTGCGCGCCGTCTTACCGCATGACGGATCCGCAGCACCCATCGCTTGCGCAAGCTGCCCTGCGCATGTGCATCGCGTGGGATGGCCCGCGCGGAATCGGACTCATGGGAGATACCGGCGTGGGAAAGACTCGCTGCCTGTTCCTCGCGCTCCGTCGTGCTTTTGATGCAGGTAAGCCCGTCGAGTTCGTGAGTCACAATGCGTTTTCCCGAATTGCTGCGACGGCATACAGCGGCGACGGGAACGAAAAAAAAGACGCGCTCAATTCGATCAAGCGCTTTTCTTCAGTCGCTGTGCTGCTTCTCGACGACCTTGGCAAGGCTCCATCGACGGAACGCGCAGACGCGGAAATGGAAGAGCTTATCGAGCATCGTACAAGCCATGGGCTTCCGATTCTTTGGAGCGCCAACGGCTACGGAGAATGGATCAGTGCCAGATTTGGGAAGGATCGCGGACCGGCGTTCGTACGGCGGCTGGCAGAGTTTTCGGACTGCATAAACCTATGACCGTCACCCTCTCCTACGAATCCGACGCCGAGCTCGTGACCAAGTGCCGCGAGATCATCCGCAAACTGGAGCCATGCGTCGAGCGGATGACCGTCGCGAACCTGGCGCGCCAAGTGAAGCGCAAGGCGGGCTCGGTATCGCGCTCCCTGCATCGTCGTTCGTGCCCCGCGTTCAACGCGATCCGCGGCGAGTCTGGGCGCATCCTGTGGCTGGATGTGACCGGGGAGCTGATTGACTTCCTGACTTAGGCATCAACTCAAAATCCATGAACACACAGGCGAGCCAACTCCCATGAAACCAATCTCCCAACTCACCGACGACGAACTGAACGAGGAAGTGGCGAAGCTGTGCGGGTGGAAACTTGTCGAGGGCTCGCAAGTGTGCTGGCGCACAGACGACATGCCACCCGGCGCTTTTTGCGTGAAGACTGATGGCATAAACCAACTCCCACCCTACCTCACATGCCTCAACGCCTGTGCCAAAATGGAAGCGACGCTGACGAATGCGCAAGGCCGGGTGTATGTAGATTTTATACTACAACAAGTCAAAGGGTCGTTTGGAGCCATCTCCGCCTCCCCACGCCACCGCGTCAAGGCGTTCCTTTTGACTCACGGATTCCAGCCATGAAACAACCACGCAATTCACTCTGCCAATGTGGCAGCAATAAGAAGTTCAAATACTGCTGCGGGAACGAAGCAGAACTGTCCCGCAAGCACCAAGAGGCAATGAAGCCTCCGATCCCTCCCGTTGAGAGCCAGTCAAACACACCACGTCTGCGACCACGGGAACGGACAATGAATCTTCAAGCCGCAATACTCATCGCCGCGTCACTAGGCGGATTTCACCGGAGATAACCACCATGCCAACACAACCAGAAAGCAAGACGCCAAGGACGGATGCCCACCAGTCCTTTCGAGGAACTCGCGGTGAGCTTCTGTGCGAAAAACATTTCGCCCGCCAACTCGAAACCGAACTCGCCGCCGAGAAGGCCCGTGCGGACGCGGCAGAGAAGGAGCGGGACGCAGAACGAATTGAACGCTGCCTAAAATGGTCAAAGACGGTCGATGAAATTGCGGCTCAACGCGACTCCTTCCGTTCCCAACTCGAATCCAAAGAGCGTGAGTTGGCGAAAGCAAACCAAGTGGTAGACGCAGCAATTCAAAGTGACGCGCAGCTTCGCCAGCAACTCGAAACGCTCACACACGAGCGGGACTTGGCGATCAGGGAGGCGAACAGGCGAGATGCGAAGTGGATGGAGGGAATCAACGAGGTCTGCGGGCAGAAGCTAAACTATGACACCATCGGCGATCAGGTGAGTCCAGGGCTGGATGACTTTTTGAAAACACTGCGCTCCGAACGCGACACCGCCCTAGCCGACCGCGCCGCGATGCAGGAGGCGATTGAGGATGCGGAGCACGCGGAAGGGTGTCCGTGCGCTTATGGTGCCCGCCCAATACAGGATTGCACCTGCTTCAAAGTCCGCGCCCTCCAACCCTCCCCCGGTGCCGAGCTTCTGAAGGACAGGGAGCGGTTGGATTGGTTGGAGAAACATTTTGAGCAAGTGCACAAGAAGGTCTCTGTACCGGAATTCGCGTTCTGGGATACGGCAACGCTGAAGTATCGGATTGAAGCAACTCTCCGCGCCGCAATCGACCAAGCGCGCACAACACAGGAGAAGGTATGAGGACTTGTCCGCATTGCAGGAAGCACACGGTGATTTCGGATGGATACTGCGGGACGTGTCGCCAATGTACGCAGACTCCATTGAATAGTTCTGTTCCACTATGGAAGGCAACACTCAGAGAAAAACTAAACCGGCTAGATGAGGGGAAATGCCTATGCGGCGGCCCACACGGGTGGAACGACGACGTGATGGAACGAGGCGATTCGATTCCAGAGATAGGTGTGCAAGAATGCTTAGATTGCGGTGCGATTTGGGACTTCGGCGGCGAATGGCCAACTCTTATTCGCGGAGCTTTTGAAGGCGAAAAACCATGACCCCTCAACACGTTCAACAGCCACATAACCCGGCAACGCCTGAGACGGAAGAAGTTTGGGAATCGCTAGATGGTCAATGGGACACTCGATGCCATCGCATGCGCCTTCTCGCCCGCAAGCTGGAACGTGAGCGCAACAAGGCTCGCGCAGAGATCGCCGAATACCTACGCCGCATAGGAGCCAAGGAGGCAGAGCGACGATAAGACACGTTTCGCGACGTTATGCACCATAAACGCACCGGATAAGTACCATTTAACTACCGACTGTTACGCATAAGAAAGGGTTGACGACTGACTGTCAACGTACTAAAACTCTCAAGCATGCCGAAACTATCAACCCCAGAGCCGCATTACTGGCCGGACCCGATTGATGAGATTGAACCGGAGATCGTGCAGGCCGATGCGTACCGGGAGGCCGCAAAGATCGGATTGCAACTCATCAACAACTGCCTGCTGTTCATCCTCAAAACTCCGATGAATCGAGAATCACGCATAGCGCTTTGGCAAGTCGCGTTTGGCATCGGGCTTCCGTTGTGCGCTGGGAGAAGCATGACAGAGATCGCCGAAGAGATTGAAAAACTCGCACCGGGAGACGGACTTACCAGAGCCTGCATCAGCAAAGGGGCGACGCTATTTCGGCGCATGAACGGCCTGCCTCCAAATGCGTACATGAAGGACGAGGAATCGCTCGGCAGTTACTCGGAGGCGCGAAAGGCTCAATTATGAATGCTGAACTATCCACATCCCTCGCCGATACCATCAACCGCCTGCATGCTGAATGCACGGGAGTTGATGTGAGGCTAGAGGAATTGCTTTTGCTGAAGATCAACAAAGCGCGCGAAGTTGGAATCATGCTCATGGAGGCAAAGAGTCAGATCCCGCATGGCGCATTCATCGGGTGGGTGGATAAGAACATTCGATTCAGCCGAGACCAAGCAGCCCTATTTATGCGATTTGCAAAAGCAAATGTATCGCCGGTAATACATTTGGCCGAGGGTATCGCCAGCCTCAAGGACGCAATGATCGCGTGTGGGGCGTTGTCTGTGCCAGCGGGGCATGGCGAGCAGCAGCGCTCCGCATTGACGTTCCTCGACCGCATATCCATCGGAGCACAGAAGGTCATCGAGATGATCATGGCCAAGAAGGAGAAACAGGGCGACGTGACGACGTGGCCTGAGGACGAACGCGAGGCGGCTAAGGCTCAACTCAAGCCGCTGGTGGAGTTTTATCAGAAGCTGTGAATGAATTTGCTCGACACGATCACCGACATAAGTGTATCATCCTACCGAAGGGCCAGACACGGGAACACGCGGTGTCCATTTCGCCATGATGGGAGGATAGAAACTGACCATGCCACCCCCAGTAAGGAATCTTTTCCAGTTGTGACTCATGCAGCAGGTAGCGGCAGAGAGCAGATAAAAAGCGTGAGCCCCAAGTTTTTTCGAAAAGCACCAATCGCTTCGTGAAATCGAAACCCAAACGCAAAGCCGCAAGCAGTGGTGAATCGCGCTGGGCCACATCGATTCAGCAGGCCGCCGCACAGTCTGGATTTCCTGAAGCCGCGCTCAAAGCCGCAAAACGCAAAGGGTGTCCCGCGTTTCGCAACGGACGCGTATGCCTTCCCGAGTTGCGCGAGTGGCTGGAGGAACACGGCGACGAGCTCAAGGAAGCTGCCGACAAAGACGCCCTGGAATGTCGTCGACTACTTGCTCAGTGCAAAGGATTGGAACGAAAGAACGACGTGGAGGCGGGTCTTTACATTCCCATCGACACAGTACGCGCCGACCTTCTGCGCATCGGCTCCGCGACACGGGCGGCGTTCAGCCGTGTACGCGCAGAGGCACCCACGTGGGAAGGGCTCACCGCGGCGCAGATCGAGCAACGAGCGATTGCGCTTGAAGACTCGGTTTGCGCGGACCTTCACGATGCGACCTCGAAACTCTACGCATGACCATCGAGGAAACTGTGATCGAGAAGATCAAGATTCGCCGCGCGCAAGGCCTGAACAAGTACGGCGTCACGATGGAGCGCACAGACCTGAACCGCAAACAGTGGCTCCAGCACGCGCAGGAGGAAGCGATGGACTTGGCCATCTATCTTGAAAAGCTGATCCAGCAGGAAGCCCTATGAACGCCGAAGCCGTATCCCTGCTTTCCGAAGAAGTAATTCGCCTCAAGTCCGAAAACGAACGACTGCGCGGCGGCCTGACCGTCGCTAAGGCGGCGCTGGAACAATTGCGGTCAACAAATGAGATCACCACGACACAGCTGAAGGAAATCCGGAACGAACTTTTGGAGTTATACAATCCGTTCGTCGCGGCGATTGCATCACTTGATGCTATCAGCATGGCGCTCGGACTTGAGCCGTTGGACGACAAACAGGCACAGGGCAAAGCGATATCGGCGGCCATAGCCGAGTTGTTTGACGCGGCGGCAGCCAAGTTCAGATGAGCGCCAGTCCCACCCTCGCCGCCTTCGCCGCCGCATGGCGCCCACAGGATCGTCGCCCGGTCTGCGAGTGGGGCGAGCAATACGTCCGCCCGCCCGGTAGCGCCCGTGCCACACGCCTCGATGTCAGCGCCACACCGTGGCTGCGCGAGCCCATCGAATTCTCTGCCGACAACGCCGTGAAGGAGCAAGTCCTCCTCATGCCGACCGGCGCCGGCAAGACCACGCTGTTCGACGTAAAAATTCCGCACAGCATCAGCGAAGACCCTGGCTCAATTCTCGCCCTCATCCAGACCGACCCCGACGCGAAGGATTACGCCGTCTCCCGCCTCGAGCCAATCCTCACCGGAATCCCTCACATCGCGGCCGTAGCCGCCAGCCTCCCGCGCAACCGGCGCAAAGTCGGCGAATGGATCATGCCCCACATGAGCCTCTACGTCCGCGGGCTCAACCATTCAAACGTTCAGCGCATCTCCGTCCGCACCGTCCTGATCGATGAAGCATGGACCGCGAAGCATGGGCTCATCGCCGAGGCCCGCGCTCGCACGCACGATCGCTGGAACCAGCGCGTCATCATCGTCAGCCAGGGCGGCGACACCCACATCGACATAGCCGCCGAGCGCATCGAGACAGAACTCTACGCCGCATGGAAACGCACCGACCAGCGAGAGTGGTCTATTGTTTGTCCAGAGTGCGGCGACGTTTATCCATGGAAATGGGCGGGTCTGAAATACGAAGATGCCACTGACGCGCACAACGAGATCGACGAAACGGCCATCAGCGAATCAGCACACATGATTTGCATGGGGAGATGCGCGACACGATTCGAGGACAAACCCATCATCCGCCGGCAACTCGCCACCGATTCCCGCTACGTCGTCACCAAACCGAACCATATGCGCGGCCACATCGGCTGGCACGTCCACGCTTTGAGTCTCTACTATGTTCCATGGGGAACACTCGCCATCGAGTGGAAGAAAGCGAACATCGCTTGGGAACGCGGCGACCGCACCCCGCGCAAAATCTTCATCCAGAAACGCGGTGCTGAATTCTGGAAAGACCCGGAAGAGGATGTGAAGATCACCCTATCGGGTGCCGGCTACACCTTCCGAGACTACGAGGACGGCCAGCCCGTAGACGGCGAGGCCTACCGCTTCTGCACCATCGACCGCCAGCGTGATCACCGCTGGGTGGTTATCCGTGCTTGGCGCGCCGACGGCAGCTCGCGGTTGCTGTTCGCGGGCCGGATCAACACGAGCGAAGAAATCAAAGTCCTGTGCGATCGGATGAAAGTGAAGCCGGCGCTCACGTTTCAGGATGCGCAATGGGAAACCGGCGCGGTGTATGACGAGTGCGTGAAATACGGATGGACCGCGCTCCATGGCGACAAAGCCAGCAGCTACCCGCACATCGACGCGCGGGCAAAGCGCGTGACGCAAAAGTTTTACAGCCCCATCAAGCGGGCATCCGCGCCGGGCGGTGGACAGTGCCTCTACTTCTTTTGGAGCAACGAGAAGATCAAAGACATTCTGACCAATCTGCGCAACGGGCACGGGGCATCTTACGAGATTGCCGACGACACGTCACCTGACTGGCACGAGCAGATGAACAGCGAAATAAAGAAGGACCAGACTGCGAAAATCACGAAAGCGGTCAGCAGTCGATATGTCCGCATCGGCGGCAGGCCGAATCATCTTTGGGACGGCGAGGCGATGCAGGTCACCGCCGCCGTCGCGTTCGGCGTTCTCTCGGCCCCGGAGGCGGCGACGTCCGAAGAATCAACGACAGAGGAACACACGACCCAATGAGAGCGAACAGCTACGAAGACAAACTGAAGAATCCGCTCTGGCAGCGCAAGCGTCTGGAAAAAATGGACCAAGCGGGATGGAAATGCGAAGTTTGCTGTGACATGAACGAAGAACTTCATGTGCATCACCGTGAATACTTAGGGGGATTGGAGCCTTGGTCATATACGCTGGAGGAGTTGGAGTGTTTGTGTTCTACTTGCCACAAACTACGGCACATGCCGAAAGAAAAGCTCAAGACATTCGCGCAAGCCGCCGGACTAAATATCGAAAATCGAGACTCCCTTAGGCTTCGATATACTCATAAACGCTTGTTCGATATCTGCGACACGGAGGGAATGTATGAGCTGCACAAACTTATACATCGGTGGGGCTTGGAACTCGAAGCAATTACCGCCCGCTTTGATGCTGAGGTGGCCCAAATTACCACAGCTTCAAACAACCGGAAAACATCGCAAGACGCCGAAGCTCAGCCAACCACACCATCCGTGTGCGAGGAACCTTCTACCGTGTCGACCCCACGCTCCGAAGAAACCGAACAATCCCTATTGTGGACCGAGTTCCTAGCTCGAATTCGCAAAGATCGCCCATTGATACTGAGCTGGGTCCAGAGCGGCTCGTTTCTCGGTCTTGAAAATGGCATCGCAACCATTGAATTTAAGCCTTCCGACGACATCGCGCGCGATGGATGCAACCGCCCAAACAATCGAGCTTTGATGGAATCCATACTGTCCGAGACTGCTGGCGCTCCCATTACTATTCGCTGTGAGCGCCTCGCGCTAGCCTGAGTCAACCGACAGATTGACACCTTGGACGGTTTGATGCCGTCCTTCTTTGTCAAAAGCCTTCTCCGGATCGCTCTACTTCAGGGCCGTGGTGTCTTGCTGGCGATCATCACGGGGCAATTCACGATCATCGCGCAGGACGGCGGAAAACAACTCACCGGCTCGAGCGGCGGCGGCAAGTCGTTCCAGTTCCAAGTCCCCAGCAAGCTCACGACTGACGAGCTGATGGCGTCGGCGGAAGAGGCGCTTGAATACTTCGACGGCAACACCACGGCGGCAATCGAGACGATGCTTTCTACGGCCCCGCAGACGCGCGCGGTCGCAACCTTCGCCTGACGCCGATGAACTATTTCGAACTACGGCAAGAAGCGTTCAGGCGTCTACTGGTGGACTACGATTGGGAAGCGTGGCGCGCGTCCCTCATCTTCGCGGCAGTCGCGACGGCTCTCCTTTTTTTCATCGTCATTCGCAGGAGCAAGCCACATGGCCGCTAAACCTCTGGTCGATCAATTCGGGTATCCCGTCAGTTACGGCGGCGGGCGGCGTCTCATCGATGCGGGCAACCCGTCAAGCCGCGATATGCCGCAGTGGGATGTTGTCATGGAGGGCATCCACAAGTCCGTCAGCTACACCGATTGGAAAACTCTCGTCTCCGCTTCGCGCCGGTTGTGGGCGAATTTCGGTGTCATCAAAGGCGCGACCGCCGCGAAGGCAATGCACGCCGTGGGCCGCGCTTGGGAACCTCAGTTCATGGGCGAGGATAAGGCATGGGGCGACGCCGCAACCGCATGGCTGCGCGATCAGTGGTACACCGTGTGCGATGTCCGCGGCGAGAACTACGACTTCAAGACCGGCCTCTTTCTCGACTCCATAAGCATCGATCGTGACGGAGATTTCGGCTGCGTACTCACTGAAACGGAAGACGGCTATCCGCAGATCCAGTACGTCCCCGCGCATCGCGTCGGCCATCGTTCCGGCTCAGACATCATCCTGCCGCCCACGCTCGCAAACGGCCAGCCAAACCCCTACGCCGGCCTGCGCTGTCTGCTTGGCGTCGTATTCAACAAGAACGGCCGCCCCGTCGCCTACTCCGTCCTCGGCTCCACCGCCGAACAGGACGAACTGATTTCCGCCCGCGACTTCATCCTGAAGTACGACCCGGAATGGTACGACCAGGCGCGCGGCTTCCCGAGCTACACTGACAGCATCAACTTTGTCCGCGGCGCACTCGTCTCCCACGAGTGGGAGCAACGCGCCGGCCTCATGGCATCCGCGCTCGGCCTCATCGAGTACAACGAGACGGGCGCCGCCGAACCGACCGACCCCAAGACCGTGCTCGGCGGGAACGGCGACGGCGCGGGCGGCGGCGCATTCACACATCAGGCATTCGAGGGCGGAATGATTCGCTACTTCAAAGCCTCATCGCCCGGCTCGAAGCTTCAGCAATTCCAGAATCAGCGACCCGGCGAAGAGTGGGACGCCTTTCAGGATCGCGTGATTCGCATCGCGCTGCTCGGACTCGGCTGGCCGTACAGCCTCACATGGAAGCCCGACGGCATGAACGGCACACAGGAGCGCAGCGAGATCGAGAAAGCGCGCACCAGCATCAAGGACCGTCAAGACCTCCTGTTCCCCGTCGCGCGCCGCACTGTCGGTTACGCAGTTTCCAAGGCGATCAACTTGAAGATCCTCCCTCCGTACCGAGGTAGCGACCTTGGCGGCCAGCTCAAGTGGGGCTTCTCCATGCCCCCGCAGTTCTCAATCGATCACGGACGCGACGGCAACTCCCGACGCGAGGACTACAAGCTTGGGCACCGCAACCTAGTAGACATCTGGGCATCCGACGGATTGGCGTATCGCGACCAGATGAATCGGCGCGATGTGGAGACACGCGACTTGGTTGAGCGGGCACAGAAAATTTCCGCTGATTTGAAGATCCCATTCGGCACCGCGCTTTCACTGTTCCAGCAGCGCACTGCAACCGCGTCCGCGCCGGGCGGTGTTTTCGGCACCCTTTTGGGCGAAGGCGAAGATGGCGGGCAAGAGAAGAAAGATCAAACAACTACCGAGGAAAACGAATGAGATTTCAACGCATTATCGAGCACGTTTATTGCAGCCCGTGGCTTATCAGCGCGGCTGGCTGGGATTCAGTTCACCGGCTTGTTTCTGAGCGCATCCTGAAGCCGAAAGCAGAGCGTCCTGAGGAAGACTTTTTTGGCGACGAACTTCCGCAAATGAAGATCGTCGGGACGACCGCGATTATTCCAGTCGATGGAGTGATCGGGCGCAAGCTCGGTATGATGGAGAAATCATGCGGCGCGACCGATACGCTCGACATCGAAGAGGATTTGAAATCCGCGCTGGCGAACCCATCGGTCAAAAACATCGTTCTCGATGTGAACAGCCCAGGAGGAACGGTGTCGGGCGTCCCTGAATTGGCGCAGGCAATCGCAAACGCGGACAAGAGCAAACCAGTCATTGCGTTCGCAAACGACATGATGTGCAGCGCCGCCTACTGGATATCCGCAGGTGCGCGCCGTGTCGTTGCTACCCCGTCCGCGAGTGTCGGATCGATCGGTGTTTTCGTACCGTGGGTGGACAAGAGCAAAGCATACGAAGCAATGGGCCTGTCTGTGGACATCATCAAGGCCGGAAAATACAAAGCAATGGGTTATCCCGGAACATCGCTCACATCGGAACAGCGTGGATTTATTCAGGCAGATGTTGATTCCACTCATGCCGAGTTTCGATCCTTCGTGAAACAGTACCGCACCAGCGTTGGTGATGAGTCGATGGAAGGTCAGACATTTAGCGGCAAGGATGCGTCCAGCGTGAAACTTGTGGGCCAACTTGTCAGCAGCATGGATGAACTTCTTTCGCAGCTGCGTTGACACCTCAACGCCAGCATGACGATTGAGCAAGAACTCACCGCGGCGCAGGCTCGCATTACGCAGCTTGAGGCGGATTGCGTGGATGCAACCACGAAACACGAGCTCGCCGCGAATCAGGCGAAGGATAACTACGCGAAGCTTCAGACGGTCACCGCGGAACTCGCGCAAGCAAGCGCAGACCTCGTGACCGCGAAAGCCGAGATCGCCTCGCTGGGCGCATCCAACAAAGACCTTTCCGCGAAGCTCGAAACCGCAACCGCCGACTTCGCGAACAAGGTGAACGACGGCGTCACCCGCGCTCTCGCCGCGTCCGGTCACGCTCCGATCGAGGCAGCGATTGACACCGAGACAAAGACCAAGCCGGCCAAGTCTGATTTGTCAGCGCTGAGCGGCAGAAAGAAAACCGTCGCCTACTTCGCCGAGCGCCAACCGAAACCTCTCCAGCCCGTCAATTGACACCGCAAATTTTTACGTAACCACCGCACTGCTAACATATGGCCTCTCTCAACTTCCTCGATCTCGCCAAAGCAAACTCGAACGACGCCGTTGGCGGAATCATCGAGGATCTCGTAAATGTTTCGCCAGAGCTGAGCATCTTTCCGGCGTCGGACGAATTGCTTTCCGCTCCCGGCGACCTCTCATACGAGACGCTGCATCGCACGGCGAGGCCAACTGTGGCTTTCGCATCAGCGGGCGAGGGATTCGACGCAAGCAAGAGTGAATTGCGACTCGTTCGTCATGAGTGCTTCCGTTTCGGCGGTCGCATCGAGGCGGCAAAACATATCGCAGACAACTGGCGGCGCGGCGGTGCTCCGGGGTATCAGCAGTTCGAGGCGAAGGGCGTCGCTGAGGAAGCGATGAAGACCATCGGCAAGCAGATTTACTACGGCGTCAGCACCGACGCCAAGGGATTCCCAGGCCTGAAGGCATTTACGCCGTTCGGCGGAACCTACACCTACAACGCGGCTGGCACGACTGCCACCACGGCATCGAGCGTGTACATGGTGAAGTTCGGCGAGGAGTTCTGCCAGCTCATGCCGGGAGTTGCGCGTAATGGCGCCGGCCTCATCGATCTTCCGGATTTCATCATCGAATCCATCCTCGACGCGAACAACAAGAAGATGTGGGGCTACACGAGCGAGCTTTCAAGCTACCTCGGATTGCAAATCGCTGCACCACACAGCGTGGTTCGTATCTGCAATATCACTGCGGACAGCACCAAGACCTGTACGGATGCGAAGCTCAACGCAGGTATGCGCCTGTTCCCGGCCAATTTCAAGCCGGATGCAATCTTTATGTCGCGCCGGTCGCAACAGCAGCTCCAGGACAGCCGCACCGTGACGCTCTTTGGAACGGGAACAAATCGCCCGGACCAGGAGTTGATAGCACCGCTTCCGACCGTTTTCGAGGGCGTTCCGATCGTCGCTACCGACAACATCCTCAACACGGACGCGATCGAAAGCTAGTCGCACTGGATTACGGAGTTTTCAATATGAAACGCGCACTCTATCATCAGGAGTTTCGAGACCCGAAACCTATGGCTGTCCTCAAGGAATACGAGGACGGAACCGTCGATCTCGGCACCGAAGACGGAAAGCTGATCGTCGGCTCCTGCACTGTTTCTGACCATCCAAATCCCGGCCAAGCAACCATCGTCAAGAAGGCCGAGGCCGCGAAATCTGATGCTGATTCGGATAAGGCCACCGACAAAAACGCTTCTAAAGCAGATGGCAAAGCCGACGCCACCAAGACCGGCGCACCCAATCATAAGTAACCGATGAAACCCTCTTTCAAAGACGCTCGCCTCTCAGTCACTCGCGCACTTCCGACTTCCGACGGAACGGTGACAAGCTCTGATCTCGATCTCGGCTGTTCGGCTCCCGGCGAAAGTCTGAGCAATGTCGAGCTTCTCATCGAGGTGCCGGCACTGAGTTCCACGCACCTTCCAAGCGCCGACACGCTAACCATCACCGTGCAGAGTGGCGAGTCTGCCACGCCGTCCACAACGCTCAATCTGGTGAAAGTCATCACCGGTACCGGCTCAACGATCGCGGCGCAGGATATTCGTTTCCGCCTTCCGACCACAACTGGCCGCTACGTGAACGTCAAGTTTGTCGCCGCCGGCGGCACTGGCGACATCAGCGGAGTCAGCGCAACGGTGAGTCTTGTTTTCTAACAGCGTCACACACACAAACTCTTTGGCTGTTGGGATAAGGCCGGCGCGTTTCTCACCTTGGGCGATGCGCCGGCCATCTCATTTTTAGACGTTCACTCGACATATGAGCCAATACTACACCGCCATGCAGCGAGGCTTCGATGAATCAGTCCTGCAGATGGGCGACAAGATCACCGCCGGCGGCTGGACGATGCCATGTCTTCGCACGCCCGCCGCGGAGATGATCGAGCTCGAGCTGAACGGCGAAAAACTCTACGTCGATTGCGAGGCGGATATCCTGCGCGCGGACTTCGTCGTGATGCAGATCACCGACCGCTCGCAGGTCGTCATCAACGGCCAGGCGTTGCGCGTGCTCAAGATCGCCGATGACACCGCGGAGCCCTGCGTCAAGATCATGCTGGCCGCCGCGCGATGACCACCGTCGATACATCGGGCTTTACTGCGATGTGCCGCGGGCTCGCAAAGATCTCCGGCAAAGACCTGCGCGTCCCCGTGCGATCCGAGACCGGCAAAGTTCTTGAGACGTGCGTGAAGTGGACGAAAGCCGCCAAGGCCAGCGCCTACCCGCGCAACTTCAAAGGCACCCAGAAAGAGGGCGAATGGAAGTTGCATGTGAACACCGGCCAGAAAGGTCCGGAAGGCCGAGTCTGGCTCTCCGGCCCCGGCAAGAAAGACCCCGTCTATACGCATTTCATCATGGGCGGTCCCGGCATGTTGCGCCGGTGGAGCGATGAGAAATGGGCGCGCGCGCAGCGGATGCTACTCGCCGCCGAGCAAGCCAAGGCAAAAGAAGATTCGCCGGCAAAAAAAAAGAAACGGAAAGGCCCAAAGCTCACCGGCCGAGGCCTCGCGAAAGCCTCATGGGTGCAGATCGCCGCAAAGCTGGGCCTGTCGCTGTCGGGCATCCCGTCCTATGTGCTGAAGGCCGTTCCGCAGGATGGGTTGCGCCGGGAGTCGGGCTTCGGTCGCGAAGTCGTCAACGGAAACTCGTTCTTCATCACGATCGAAAACATTTATCCGATCCTCGTCTCTGGTGGTCACAAGCCGAGTGCCGGAACACTCGGCGCGAAGATCCTCTCGCGGGCCATCAAATCCCGCGTCACGCATTTCACGCGCGCCGTCAAGAAAGGCTGGATTGACGACATGAAATTCCGAGCCAGCCACTTCCCCGGAGTCTTCATCAATGGCAACTCTTGAGCTTTCAACCCTGATGAACGTGGAGGGGCATACCGAGAAGGGGCTTGCGGCCATGCTCGCTCAGCGCACCGGTATTAAGTCGTTCCCAGCGTATTCCAAAGACCGTCAGGAGATGCCCCGCCTCGAGGTCACGATAGGGCTTGGCGCCGAGACGGGTCACTATTGGCCAAATGCGATCGTGAACGGAAAGAGCGCGCCGGTACAAGATGCCTGGGACTACACGCTGTCGGTGAAAGTGATCACCAATCGCGAGGCTCGAAACAGCGGCGAATCGAACCAAACGAGCATCACGCACCGCGCCGCCGTCGGAAAAGTGCGCGCGGCCATGCTCTACATTCTGGAGCTTCTGACGCCGGCTGTGCTGCCATATCACCAGCTCGCGACGGTCGTGCATCAGGGAGCGAATCCATCCGTCGAGAGCGCCGATGACGAGGATGTCACGGAGATGACTTACACGGGCACAGTGGGCATTCGCTCGGAAGTGTGGGCGTTGACAATCGTGTAAGGAAAATGGCTCGCTCCGTCACCGCCCGCGCAAACAGCACGCTCCTAGCCACGCTGACGAACACTGTTGACGTATCGTCCGCCGGCGCGCAATGCGTGTTCGATCCAACGCTGCTCAATATCGCGTGGTCGAGTGGCACCGGTGCCGACCAGTGCAACACCGTTTTTGGAGACGATGTCACGTTGGCGGCGTCCACAAACAGCGACATCGACCTTTACGATTTCGGCGGCGGAAACGATGCAATGGGCGTCGCGATCACGAACAGCAAAGCGAAGCTGATTCTATTCCGAAACACGACGGCGAACGGCACGGACGCAAAGTTCACCCTCGGCGGCCAGTCCATCGGTACCACGGCTTTCAACTCCATTTTCAACGCTTCCGACACCGCCGAGTTCGGCCCCATCACGCCGGGCGGCGTCTTTATGATCGTTCTTCCCGATGCCACCGGCGCAGCCGTCGCGGATACCACAAATCACGTCTTGCGCGTACGCAACACCGGATCGGCATCGGGCACTTTCTCTTACCTGATTTTGGGAGTCCAATAACATGAGCGCCTTCAAAAACGACGGATCAGTTCAATACGGCAGTCGCGTCCTGACGATCAATTCAGTGGCGTATGTCGCGGACAATGTCGCAGTGGAGCGCCCTTCGAAGATCATCGAGCGCACGAACGAAATTGACGAGCCGTCCGGCTGGGTCGGTTATGCCGGGTTCGTTTCTGGCACAGCGCAGATTCAACTCGCCAGCGGTGCAACAGTGATACCCGTTGCCGGTTTCACCTTCAGTACAACCTTCGTTGCATCGATCGACGCGGAAACCTTCACGCTCACCGATGTCAGCCAGCCCGAGGAAAAGGGCGGCGAGAAGAAAGTCAACATCAGCTTCAAAAAGAACTACAACTAGCGCCATCGCGGCGCGACCGCCATGGACCTTGTTATAGACTGGAGAAAACTTCCCGGATACGCGGAAGCGGAGGGCAAAGAATGCGAGGCGCGGGACTTCGTATGGAGTGGATGCAATGCGATTGTGTGCGGCGAGCCAATCCGAATCATGACGGTACGCGATTGGCGAATCCTCGCGGTGGCTGGCAACCCCTATGTGGTCGGCGGCGATGCCCTGGAGGAACACGACTTGATGCTGCTCTGGTGGCTGTCGCCGATGCGCTCGGACAAGAAAAAGGAACGTGCGTCCTTTTGCCGAAAGATTGCTCAAATCGACGCCGAACAGCGCGCCGATGAAATCTCGGAATACATCGAGCTCATCTTCCTCGACTCACCCCCACGCAGTGACGGCCCATATCAGGCGCACCGATCGAGCGCGCAGGAGTGCGGCATCGTGGATCGCCTCGCATTCGAGTACGGATGGACTGACGAACATATCCTTTCGCTGCCATTGCCGCGGGCGTTCCAGTTGCTGAACAGGATCGACGCGCGCAAGACCGGCGAGAACATCGATTTCCATCCTCTGACCGACAAGATTCGCGGCCAATTCATGGCGGCGCTCAATGAGATTCCGGAGCCTGAGCGCGAGGCGTGGCTGACGGAGAAAGGATGCGTGAAGCAATGAATAACGAGACCATCAAAGCCACGCTTGGGCTGGACACGACGCCGTACAAAGCTGCGCTCACGGATGCCGACCGGCGTGCGCAGTCTTGGGCGGGTCGGTTCAAGGCCTCCATGAAGGGGATGATGGAACCCTTCAAGATGCTCAAGGGCGCCGGACTACTTGCGATCGGAACCGCCGTTGCCGATTTCATTAACGACATTCGCGACGCCAAGAAAGAGGCGCGGGAACTGGACGCGGCAATTTCCAAGGCGCTTCGTCCAACGGGCGGCCAGGGTACATCAATCACGGAGTTGCAATCGCAGTTGCAGGAAGTCAACGCGCTCATCGACAAGCTGTCCGGACCGACAAGCAAGAGCATTGGCGGCCATGTAGCAGATGCCCTGATTGCCGGATGGGATTTGGCAAAGCAGGCTGCGCAAAAGGTAGGCGACGAATTGAGCGGTGGAGAAGGCAAGCCCTTCAAAGATACTGCCGGCGAAAACGCACAGGCCGCAGCGGATGCGCTGATCAAGAAGCGCGATGAACTCAACGCGCAGGTAGCTGAGAAACAGAAGGACCAAAATACAATATTGGAACTGCAGCTAGACGGTCAGGAGCATCTTGTCGAAGCCGAGAAACTGAAGCTGGAATATGCCGAAAAGATACAGGCCGCTTACGCTGCCCAGAATCCAGAGCTTGCCAAGCAGTTAAAGCATCAGCTCGAGCTCAAGGAAAAGCTCGCTCAACAAACTCGCGAGAAAGAGAAACAAAAAGCCCTCGACGCCGATGAAGCCGAGCGCGCGCAGCAACGCGTTTCCAAGCTGGAAGCGGCTGAGAAGAAGAAGGCGGAGGCGTTCGACAAGCGCATTGACGACAAACTTAAAACCGCCGATGAACGCCGCGATGAGAAGCGTGCGGAGAGTCGTCGTGGACGGGCCGAGCGAAGCGCGAAAGCAGCGGACGAATCCGCCGCCAGCACTCGCCGAAAGAATGGCCGGCAACTTAACCGAAACCTAGCGGAGGATGAGCGCGAGACCAAGGACGCGAGTCGGCAAAAAACCGATCAGGCAATTCTCGATCAGGCGAAGTGGACCAAGGAATTTCTGGACCTCTGCAAACGACGCCTCGGCAAAAACCTGTGAGCACGGCCACGACATACGACGGCGACTGGACGATCCCGCAACAGCATGGCGGCTGGCGGTACTCGTTCCCGTTTTCGGGAGAGGCCAACTTTGCGGCGTTCGTGGCGTCGCGCACCATGATGCAGCGGCTCGACAAGTTCACCCCGCCGACGGCGATGCAAGCCAAGGCGCTCAAGTTCGGTACGGCGTATCTTGTGGAGATCGGAGACCCGGATTCCATCGGCGGTGGCATTCTGCAATGGGAAGAGAAGTGGGCGAGCCTGCCGGCGAAACGCGTCATTCCGGGATCGATCGTGCACACGTTCCAGTTCCTGAACTTTGGGACACTCGGCCTTCAGGAGATCACAAAAGGCGTGCCGTGTGAGACGGAGTACGAGTATAAAATCGGCTCGCCGTTGCCGCCACTCACCGCGCCGCGGGTGCAGAAAAACAACGGCATCGCCTACGTATTCGGCCCCGCGAAGGGACTCAGTGCAGGCGACCGGGTCCTTGCCGAGGACAGCGCGTCGCGCATTTACATGGGGAGGATTTACGAGCGAGCGGCGACGTTCGTTATCGTTCCGGAGCGCATTGAATCCAGTTCGACAGGGAGCGCTTCCACATGATCGAGAAAATCAAAAAGGACGACAGCGACCGCACGATGATGCACGCGGACGTAGCCAACGAGGTGATTGAAGCCGTGAATGGTTTGATGGAGATGTCCCCGAGCAACGGCGCGAACGGCCGAGACGGATCGGTCGGCGGATGGGAGGTATCGCCGTCTGGAATGGGAGAGTTCGTGGTGGCTGGTTCAACCGTGAAGCTTGTTCTCAACACGTTTGAAATCCTCATGTGTATGAACGGGCAGCCGGCGTTTTTTACCATCGTGGGAAAACAGAGCTGATGGCGCGTTTCATCAGCAAGTTCCTGCCGTTTTGTTCCGATGGAATCGTGGAGTCGGAATACCAGTATCCGCTCGGGTTATCGCTCAAAGAGCTGGCGGCGATGTACTGGATTGTTCGGCAATGGGAATTTGAATTCGACTTTTTCTGGGAGCAGGACGGGAACGACATCACGCTGACCGGCACGGTTCAAGGATTCAACTGCAACTACAGCACAAGCGATAGAGTCACAGAGGCCATCCCTTCTCGAGAGCAGGCGTTGGCATGCCCGAGATTTTTTGCGATAAGGAATCAGGATCTCGTCTCCACGCTCAATGGACTCCCGTCAGATGGGTTCATGGATGGATTCGAGATATTCACAGACAACGGAGGCCGCGGCGCAAAGCAATTCAAGGAAACTGCCGGTGGCTGGTCGCCGAGCTTCTTTTTCAACGCAAACGCGGGTGGATCACTCACCCGGTTTTATATCGACCGATTCTCTCCCGCGGACTTTCAAGGAACAGCAGTCGGGGAGATCATCATACCGAACGGATACGGCACCAGCACGCACGGGTTCACGATACTCGTTCAGACGACAAGCGGGAATCCGGTAAGCGTCGATGGCAAGCTGACAATCAGGGTGGCAGGCACAGGCTCCGGCGCGTGGGAGTGGCTGTCGTCTCAAGGACAGCCGCTTTACAGCAACATAACAGGAGTCCAGTTGGCGCAAAACATCGTGAAATGAAAGTCACACACGGCGACCGACCTGCCGTAGGGCGTTGACACTTGGCAAAAGACAATGCGAACCGACTTCATCGCGGACGCGAATTCGCCGCGCAAGGACAGGATCTATGAGGACTACATCTCCGCGAACGCCGGGGATATCACTGACTTTGTTCGCAACGATACGCTGATTGAATACAGCGTCCAGCCGGTCGTGCGGACGCCCGCCGGCAGCCCGACGCCGTTGGTTGCCGACTACGAGTCAACCGATACATTCCGAATCGGCGTCGGCCCCGTGGATACGCAGCCGACCAGCGGGACGTTTCGGTTGATCGTCAATGGCACCGATACCGGGCTGACGCAGCTGGATTACAATATCACCGCCGCGAACCTTCAGACTGCGCTCTCGGCGCGATTCTCGGCGAACAGCAAACCGGGATGCACTGTCACTGAGATTGCCGATGGTGTTTACCAGGTCGATGCCATTTCAAATGGCGCTGTCACGGCGGGCTTTCTTGTCAGCGACAACACGAACCTCGTCCCGTCGTCCGCCGTCACGATCGCCGAGCAAACGCTCGGCAGCGCGTCCAGTAAGTACCAGTACCTCATCGTCATTCGGCAGCTTCCCATCGCCTACAGTGAGCCCGTGGAAGCGCTGCCGGATGCGGGGGTAAGTAGCGACCCGATCCAGACCGGCAGCGCAACGGAAAACCGCATCGAGGAAATCAGCTTCGTAGCGCCGGATACCTACGGTGGAGCATTCACGGTGGATGCGGTAGTCGCCCCGCAAACGCTCACGATCGAAAGCGTCAGCGTAGCGAATCCGACGGTGATTACATTCACGGGTAACCACGGGCTCGAATCCGGGATGCAAATCCTCATCCCGAACAACAACGGCAGCACGCCCACGATCGCCGGGCTGCACACGTTCACAAAGACCGGCGCCGATACCGGAACGATCCCGGTCCATGTGACAATAGCCGGGAGCGCGAGTGTCACGGCGGGGCGGCACCTCGCCGCAACGTGCGGCATTGCGAATCCCCTGATGACCGCAGAGGAGTTTTCGACGGTCCTCGCCGGTCACCCACTGATCAAGTATCAGGATTCGAACGGAAGCCCGAATAACATCAAGGTCACAAAGCAGAGCGGAAAGTTTCAAATCGAATACATCGGGACTCTCGGCCTTTCCTCGTGGCCGTCCACGGGCGCAACCAATATCGACTTGCTGGCCCCCAAGGGCCGCATCGGGTTTCTCAATCTCAATACGACGAGCCTCTACAAGTATTCGCTGACGCAGTCTGGTGCCAGTTTTGAGTTACCCTTTTCGATTCAGCGCGAGCGCGCAAACGGCGAGGTAAAAACGCTCGTTCTGGCGAAGATCACGATCCAGAAAGACATCCTCGACATTACTTCGCTGGTGCCAGTTCCGACGCCAAGCTATTACACGGCAACGCAGATCAATCAGAAGTTCACGACATCCAATTTGCTCTATGTGGATAAGGCGGGTACCGACTCAACCGGGGCTCGCGGAAGGTTCGATCTTCCGTTTGAATCCATCGCCGCCGCCGTCGATGCGGCCGAGGCTGGCGATACGATCGTGATCCGACCGGGGACGTATGTGGATCCTGCCACGGGTTTGATCGCGATCAAGGCTAGTTGTACTGTGATCGGCCTAGGTGGTGTGACGATCGATGTGAGCGCCGGGGATGGGATCGTACTGGCTGAGAATGCGTCGATGCGACATGTGGACGTGATCACCAGCGACGATGCAACCTGCCCCGTCTCCATCACGGGCACCGATGGCGCCGTGGAGTTCACGCATTGCCGCATCACCGGCCTCATCGATGCCGTGATTCACAACGGAAGCAGCCTCGCCATCTTCCGCGGCTGCGAGCTTACGAGCAACCAGGACGCCTATTTCACTCAGGGTAGCGCCGGCAATGCGAAGTTCTACAATTCCCGAATCCGCGTGTATGGCGGCAACGGAATCGCCAATACCCTAAAGGCGATCGGTCTCACCAGCGGCGGTCATGTGGAGTTGTGGAATTGCGATGTGGAAGCCGATGGCCTCGCCGTCGCCCAGCCCGCCTACGCGATCCGCCTCGACACTGGCACCATACGCATCGCGAATTCCCGCATCACCGCACGATCTGATGCCGGAACCGCGCTGCCCATCTATGGCGGCACGGAAGTAACCGCGATCCATGCCAGCGTCATTCTCGCCGGCGACGGCGCCACGTACTCCGTCACGTCGTCCGCACCGAACACCGTAATTCCCGCATTCGCCTCCGTTTTCAACCTCGCCCCCGATTCCAATACCTCACTCAAAGGCGCCCTCATCGATGCCGATGCCGCATGACCACTATGAATAAACTCTTCCTTATACTCTTTGCCATCTGCTACCTTCCATTCGCCGCAGTAGCGCAGAAAATCACCGTCTTCAATAGCTCGGGAGCGAATGGAAGAATCGTAACCATGAGCGGCGGTGCGACCATCGCCACGGACGGCACGGTGACGCTTGGAAACATCAGCCTATCGAGCGGAGTGACTGGAATCCTACCCGGCGCAAACGGCGGCACGGGCGTTGCCAACACGAGCAAGACCATCACGCTCGGGGCGAGCCTCACGACCACCGGCACAAGCGCAACCACACTGGCGTTGCCCTCATCGGGAACCCCCACGTACACCTTCCCGGCAGCGTCACAAACGCTTGCATCGCTCGCGGGCACCGAGACACTAAGCAACAAGACATTAACAACCCCCGTGATAGGGGCGGCGACAGGCACGAGCCTATCCGTGACGGGATACCTGATGTCAAATAACTCAGGAGCGGCGGCCGTATCAGTAGGTGGGCTGGTTGGATCA